TTACCGTAATTTACCTGCACTACTAAAAGGACCGTATCTTTTAACGGCTTGTAGTTTACAGAATCTCTTAAAGTACCTCCCGCTTTTCTTAAAGTTCCCTGCGGCTGTACTCTGTCACTTTTATAATACAAATCTTTTGCAACTCGCGAGCGTTCCCTTGCTTGCTCGTATATTTTTTCGCCTAAATCCATTAATTGTGCCCTAATGATTTTATCAGCGTCTATTTGTTTACGTGTCCTTCTTCTTGCCAAAACCTTTAATTTTGTTAATTAGTGCGGTTACCGCCGTTGTGCTTTGCCTTCCAATAGTGTCAACTATTTTATTAATCGAATTTCTACCTGTTTGCACCCTTTCATTTTCAACTACTTTTCCAGTAATGTCCGTGTAACGCATTCGCCACTTTACGCCGCTCGGCATTAGCCGTCTTGCATTTTGCTCTAGCTTTGAGTTGGTCCCAAATTGACCGTAAAAAACCTCAACAAAAATAAACACATTTTTTTCAACTGTGTAAGATATAGACCTTCTTAAAAATCCTGTATCCCTTTTTGCTGTCGCTTTGGATAAATTAACCACCTTTTCTGCAATTACCCTTGTTTCTTTTGTTATTAACACCCGCTGCCCATATTTGCCATTGCTAATTCTATCGTGATCTGGTGTCCGTCTAAACTGTTTTTGTGATATTTAGGCGAATCGGTATTGCTTCTTAATTCAATGTTGTTTGCGAAATTATTACTTCGCATTTGATTTAAGAATCTACTAATGACCGATAATGTTTCACCTCGATTGTCAATTAAATTCGTGTCTAATTGTAGTTTGCTATCGGTCTTTTGCGGTCGTATATCTCTTTGCTGGACCACCGTAATTAAGAAAGTAGAAATTACTGCATCTGGCAAAGTTTCGCTGTTTAAATAGTCGATATTAACCAAACAATAGATGTTTTCTTTGTTGTTGTCAATATGCTTTGTTTCTACCAAAGTAACCGTATTAACTAAATCGTTTTCCGAAAATTTGTTGATTAAAAAGTCAGTCAATAAGTATAGTTCGTTCATTTTATTTTAAATTTTCTACGGTTCTTTTTCTTAATAAGTATTCACTCCAAAACAGAAAATACTTTGTTTTGTACTGAAAAACAACTTTCGGACTTACGCCTTCAAAAGTAGAGCAAAGATATACCATTTCAGTATAACCTCCGTATGTCAAAGAAAAGTTTTGTCGTTCTATACTTCCTTGCGTTGTTTCGCTTGTGTTAGCAAACTGCGGTGGATTGTATATCCAAGGAAAATTGGCTTTTACTTCTTCGGCTTCTTGCAAATATAAAGCGACTGCAAAACGCTTTACAAACTCTGGTATCTTTAAAAACCAAAGCCTAGGCTTTACAGTCGCTTTAATAAATGCGGCATCATCTTCATCTTTAATAAACGTTTCTAGGTCTATAAAACGACCCGCATTTTTAAAAGTAACGTCAATTTTAAACAATATTTTGATAGTGAAATATAACTTTAAGCTTTTCAATACTTGTTTCGTCATTTCCGAATAGTTCTTTTAACGTTTCTTTTTTTCTTAACTCTTTTTTTTCTAGCTTCCTATATTCTTTTTTTAAATAAGGAAAGAATCTGCGCAAGTGCGTTCGTGTGGTTTCTTTTTGTGTCATAGTGGCATAGGTGTTTTACGTTGTATATTTATTATAGCGGCATATCTAAAAGCATCTATTGCGTGATTATATTGGTCAATAGGTTCGTCTTTTTTATTATCAGACCACTTATAGTTATTTAGTTCAAATATAAGATTTTTTGAACACGCTGTTACAATTAACTCATAATTTAAAATAGACATAATAGAATCCCTAATTTTTGGCTTTTCGCACGGCTTAATATTCAAACCTCTATTTGCCAAATCTTTAATAAACATTTTAGCTTGACTGTCACACCATATACGGCTGGTGCCTACAATTGGTTTAATTGCATCAACAATTGTATCGGGTATTTGATTTGACTTATAAAAAACTTCTTGCAAGTAGATTTTCTTTTGTTTTTTGTCGACTGATACTTTTACAACTGCCGTGCTATCATTATAGCCAACATCCATTCCAAAAGTATCCTCGTATTCCGTTGATATAAATTCGCCTATCTCGAAATCGAATACCACGCCCTCAGCCGTATCTCTAAAAGCGCCCAAAACAATGTTCTTATATTCTTTGTAGCCTTTAATTATTTTCTTGCTTAAATCGGCTCGTTTGTCTTTTGCGGTGGATAAATATAATTCATAAAGTAGTCGTAGACTTTCGTAATCTTCCCAATTTGCAGGGGACATATTTTCTTTACCATTATCTAAGTAGTTTGTGTGAATGTACATTATTTTACCAATGACCCCGTTAAAACCCTCTGGAATAGATTTGTACCATTGTTCGTACATCCAATGCGCTTTAGTCGGTGGATTAAATACAATTATTGAAATCCCTTGCAAGTCGGTTGCACGAACTGAGCGCTTTACTTTTTTCCATTCATCATAATTTGTCAACTCTTCGCCTTCTTCTGTTATAAACATAGAATAATCTTCGAGGGACTTTAATTTTGCCGTTTGCGTTCCTACACTTGTCTTTTGTCCTGTGATTGAAATTAACCCTTTGTTGTGTTTGGTTTTATAGTCGTTATTTGCAAAAGTAAATTCATCCTCAACCCCTAGCAACTCCATGCGGTTATCTAGTGCTAAAGTGATAGAGCGGTCTGTACTTGACATTGTTTGTCTAGTAAATAAAATACGGTGGTTGTAATCAGCTGCTGCCAAAGGTACAAAACAAGTAACCGCAAAAGTTTTTCCGCTATCTCTGCCCCCCGAAATAAGAACGGTATCTACTTCTGGATAGATACAGTTTAATAAATCAAATAATGGATAATATTTTTCTGAAAAGGTTATCATTTCTTTATAAATACAATTGGCTGTCTTACTGTGGTTTTTATTTCACCTTGCATTTCAATTGCCTTTAAAGTTGGTAGGCAAAATTTAGCAAGTTCAATCGTGTATCTAATTCTTTCAACTTCCTTTAAAGCGTTAAAATCTGCTTGTAGCTTTTCAATATTGTTTTCAACAAGCAATTGAAACGAATCACGTATTGCGTGAGTGTTCTTATTTGGAACGCCTGGTTTTCTTCCTGCCTTTTCTGGTCTATTTTCTCCTTCTTTAAATGCCATGTTACTTTATGTTAGTTAATCACATCTTACAATTCTTCTACTTACATATCCAGGCTCAAAAAACTCAAATAACAATTTGCCGTTATCAGCACAATCCTCGCTATATGGGTACGTTTCTCCATTAGGTAAATTGTTTACCGTTGTAATCGCATTACAGTCGCAAATAGTAGGCTTATCTTCTGGCGTGCAGCTTGCTAATACAATAGCACAAATAAATAGTGTTTTTTTCATTGTTTTAATTTTAATTGTTAAACGCAAATATACAAATAAATTTTGGTTGCTATTTGCTATTCGTTTTTTTCGTTTGCGAGGTGTAGAATAGTTTTGTTAATTGCTTCCATTATTGTCTTAGTGGTGTGGTCTACTTTACCCATTACTTCGCGGTCTGGGTAGGTAGCCAAAACCCTTATTTTATAATCGTGGTTTTTCCATCCTACGTTTATACCTTGCGCTGCTAGTTTCTGTATTGCTTCTTGTAGTTCCATTTTTATCGTGTATTCTTTTTATTTTTTAAACATACAAATATGTCGTTAAATTGTTAGAGTTTCACAGATCCGATGTTAGCAACAATATTGCTCAATGTAGTCATCTATTAAAAGTAAAGGCAATCCTTTACGGTCACATTCTACACAAAATTCAGCGTATTTTTTCGCAACACTTTTGCTAACACTAAATAAATTCAATAGCTCACTTTCTGCGTGTTCCATCGTGTATCCTTGGTTGCCTCTGTATTTGCTTAATATTTCTCTTATATTTTTTTTCATCGCTACTGTATTTATTATTTTCGTTATTTACAAATATCTTTTTTGCTTTTCAATTTCTGTATGTATGTGGTTTAAGTTGTCAATCTCGCCCGCTTCTGGTAAGTAGATACCATTCTTAACGCTGTACGCTCTGAACCTGTCAATCGCTAGTGTCATCTGCGTGCTATCTAATAATGCCGTAGACCTTACGTCTTTGCGTGTTATCCCTGTCTTTGTGTTTACTCGCTCGTATATAAACAGGTCAGCGTTTACTATTGCTTTAAAAATGTTTT